ATGATCAAGAGCAGTCCATTACACGCGCCGCCCTTCGAGCCCAACTCCCCTCAGTTCGTCTGGAAAACCAGGTTCAAGGACAAATGTGTCTATACCGGTTGCGGAGTTGGCCTGCCTGGGCGGATTGAGAGCGACAAAAGTACCGAGATCCGCGCAACCAAGCAGGCGCTTGCCGCACAGCTTGCGCACGTTCGGCTTTCGCAGTGCCACGAGGTGTTCGTGCGAAACACGACGGCCGCTCTGATCACTGTCCACCACTTTCTTTCTGAAGCAGCGGAGAAGGACGCCGTCTTCTTCCTTTGCGCAGATGCAGAGGTCGCTGGGCAGATCATCGACACCCTCAACATCTGCGCGGAGTAACACGTCGAGCCACTTGGCCGCAGCAGCAGCCGGTGGGCGTGAGGGCTTAGCCGTCACCCCCCGCCCTCATCCAGCGGCCCGACGATCTCCGGCGCAGGCGAACTCTCCGACTCCCACACTCGATCCGTCGCAGCCTTGATCAGCGCCATCAGCTTCCAGCCAGGCTCGGTGATCTGTTCGCCGGTAAGCGGGTGGGCGAAGGTGTACTCGCCCGCCAACAGGTCACGGATCGGAGCGCGCACCGTGCGGTCGTAGCTGCGGGTGTTGACCTGACCCGTGCCCGGGTTCCAGTCCACGCGATCGAAGAAGAACAGCACCGGGCCGTCATTGTCCCGGAAGTCCCACTGCACATCGATTCGGGTCGCCAACATCTCGACCCGGTTGTTGTTGCTATCGGAAAGAATCGGTGACATCTCATTGCTCCACGGAAATGATGCCCAGCGTCTGATTGATCACCACACCGACCGTACCGCCGCTCGCCGTGCCCGTGGCCACGTTGCGGGTGACGATGATGGCCCGGTAGGTAAACTGCTCGGTGCCCGGGGTGTTGTCGGTGAAGGTATGCGAACCCGCCATGCGCGAGGTCAACTGCGAGGGGCCGCCTTGCTCGTTCAGGACCTCGTAGCTGCCCGTGACGTTGAAGTTGGTAATGAACTGCTCCGCGCCGGCACCCACCTTCCGGTAGATCGCGATGGTGGCGTTCACCGGCCCGGAAACCCCGGTCCACCGGCCAGTGTTCGCGGTGTCGGTCTTGGTCATGTCGTAGCTGACCACGACGCTCTTGGCGCGCCCCAGGGTGGAGAACGGCCCGTTGACGATCTCAGCGTTGCCGTTGGTCGAAGTGGTCTGCACAGCGTTCTTGAGCACGCCAGCCGACAGACTGCCACCGAAGTAGCCATTGCCCTGGTTGTCGATCCAGAACAGCGCGTTCGCCTTGCTGGCATTGGCCGGGTCGGAACCCACGCCGATCCACCACATCAGGTCGCTGGACACGCCGAACGGCTTGCCGTGCACCATCATGTAGGCCCCGGAGCGGGTGATCCAGCGGCCGCCTTCGAACGTCGTGCTCCCGGTGTTGTTCGGATCAACGATGCCCAATCGATCAGCAACGAAGTCGATCCGACCGATGGTGCCGTTGTTGACCGACGTCATGCCAATGGCCCGCCCGTTGACATCCAGCGCCCAGGTATAACTGGCGAGCAGGGCCGCCTGGCCGTTCTCCAGCGTCGTCGCCCGCACTTCCATGGACTGCATCGCGCTGGCCGTATCAGCGGTGGTGACCTCGTCGCTCCATGGTGTTGCCCCGGTGCCGCGCTCCAGTTTCAGCCGCCTGAATGATGAAATATCATCCGTTCCCTCGCACACTACGCCAGCGAGAAGCCTCGTAGTGCCCTGCGGCACGTCGATTGGAACGCTAAGCGGCTGCCAAACCCCCAGCTTAGAACGATCGGACATCGCGGTGACCGAGCCGATTAGGCCCGCTGCGTTGTACGCACTGAGCACCAGACGAGCATTGCCGGCCAGACCATTGCGGAACACCTCGCCGGACAGGTAGTGAACGCCGGGCGTCGGATCCTGCACGTACTGGTAGCAGCTATCGCTCACACTGGCCGCAAAGATTGCCAGGAACGGTCCGTGGGAGGCGCTGGTCAACGGAAGACCGTTGTTCGGCGTGCCGCCCCAACCCGTAAGCCCATTGCGCCAGCTGGGGTTCTTCAGCATGTTCGGGTTGGGGTTCATCCCCACCGAGAGATGGGTGATGGCTGAACTGTTGGCCGTCACCGAGTCGCCGAGGTTGCTGACCTGGCTGGCCAGCTGCTGGAGCCCCGCAGCCGACGCCTTTCCCTCCAACGCCGCATTGGTCGTGTTGATCCGCTCGCCCAGCGCGCTGTCTCGGCTGACACTGGCCTGCTCGACTGCATTAACGCTGGCCGTGCTTGCCTTGTCGCCCAAGGCCGCGTTGGTGTTGTCCAGGCGCAGCCCCAGGGCGGCGTCCGCCTGCGCCAAAGCGGTCACCTGGCTGGCCACCTGCCCCGCACTGGCGGCCTGGCCCCCATCGGCCGGCATCAACGCCACCACGGCATCTGTGCGCCTGGCCTCCGCCGCAATGTCGCTGGCGTTCTTCGTGGACATGCTGATCGCCGCCGCCAGCGCATCGCCCACCGAGGTGTAGTCGCCGATAGCCTCCCACACAGCGGGATTGGTGCCTGGCTCCACGTCGACGTTCTCGGCCAGCGCCCGGTACAGCGTCCCAGCGCGGCGCACGAAGTCACCGGCCGGATAGGTCGCGCCGGCCGCCCATTCGTCGGCGCCAACAATGTCCTCCAGGATGCCGTTGAGTGCGGCGACCTGGGCGTCAGTGTACTGACGCGCCTTGCCCACCGCCTCGTTCACCGCGGCCACGTCGCCGGCAAGCATGTCGATAATGGCCTGACCAATACGCTGGTTCGCCCGCTCCGCCTCTTCCCAGGTCTCCTGCATCTGCTCGCCGAGGTTGTTCCCCAGCGTCCGGGACAACACCCGCATGCCAGTGGACAGCGCGCCGCTGGTGTTGCGCGATCGGCAAGCGAACGTCCATTCACCCGAGCTCGGCAACACTGCCTCAAAGGCAGCAGCGTGATAGCCGGTATCGCCCAGAGGCGTCATCTGGTCCCAGGCCGGCGAAGCGATCAGGCCTGGCATGTAGCGGATCTCTACGCCGGCGAAGTCTGCCGACTGAATGGTGTCACTGAGGAATCCCCACGTGTAGCGGCGCACGCCGCCGCTCAGCTCCTCCACGTCGAACAGGTCCACCAGCACCGGCGGCACGTCTGCGCCGATGGTGTTGTAGAGCAGGCTGGCCGCAACACCCGCCAGTCCGTCAGGGCTGTACGGCCGCACGGTAACTGGATAGGTGCCCGCCGCAGGGATCCGCCAGCTGGCCGAACGGGTGACGGTTCGCGCGACTTCCTCCAACGCGGCGTTGCCGTCGAGGTCGCTCAGCACCACGATGTCTCCGACCGGACCAGAGATGTCGAACGAGGCCTGCAGCTCGGTGTAGACCGTGTCGCCCTGCACCACCTGTCGTTCGGTCATTTTCAGGTTGCTGGCAACTGGCCGCGTCTGCAGCTGCGAGCCATTGCCGGGGGGAATGTACTCACCGGTTTTGACGTAGTGCCAGAACTCCTGACTCTCGGGCACCACATCCACAGCGGCGCCCTTCAGATCGCTTTCTGGCCGTACGCCGACCACGCGCACGCGATAACCCGGGGTCTGCTTGAAGTCGTAGATCCAGATAGTGTCCCAGGCCGGATTGGCATTGCCGCTGCCCGGCAGCTCGGCATCGGTCGGCCACGGGTCGGCCAGCTTCAGCTGGTCGCTATCGCCGGTGAAGGGCACGACCCGTAGCACGCGGTACACCCGCTCGCCAGGGATGCGCAGGCCGATGTAGGCGCTGCCCTGCGCGGGCGCAGGCACTGGCACGTCGAGCTGCAGCGTCACGGCTCGCCCAGGCCCCATCGATGCGGAAAGGACCTGACCGCCGAAGCCCCATTGCGTCAGGTCGTGCTGCAGCGCCAGCACCGACATGCGGCCGTAGGACATGTGCTCGATATCAGTGCTGTAGGTGATCGCCTTGTACTGATACAGGCTCTGCGCCAGGTGCCAGCGTGCCAGCAGTGCAGCGTGTGCCTCACTGGTGACGCCCTCGCCGGATACCTGTGCCGGGTTGAGCATGGTCGTCACGCCCGGTGCCGGCACGCGCAGCGTCTTGGCCTCCCACGTAGTGCGGTCGAGGTAGCTGTACTCGATGCCATCGGCGGCGCTGGCCAGAGTGTAGTCGACCTGGAATTGCCCCTTCTTGATGGTGGCCATGTTGACCACGCCCGACAGCGGCTGTTCGTCAGCTGCCCACACCACAGCCAGCCGGCCGCGGGGCCAAGCGATCTGGCCGAAACCGGCCAGCGCGATCGCGTCGAGCACGCCCTGATGGCTGCGCACCTCAGTCAACCAATGGTCGTATGTCAGGTCGTTCGCAGCGCAGTGTAGTGTGAAGGCCTTCAGAGCCTCGACATCGATCTGGCGGTCGGGCAACCCCATCCCGGCAATGCGCTTGCCGGTGGGATCAGTGAAGCCTCGGGCATAGGCAAGGATCTGCGCACCTGGATTGTTGCTGGACTCGGTCACCCAGCCGATGGCATCGCCCTTCCATACCGGGATCGGAGCCGAGTGCGCCACACAGCGGATCTCATCAGGCGCGCCGTTGAGCTGGCCCGAGGCCCGCATACGGATGCCGATGCGCGAAATGCCCGGATATCCCGGCGGCTCGCGTCGAACGCTGGTCAGCGTGGTCCAGGTGAAGTTGGCCTGGGCGCCGCTGCCATCGGTGTTCTGACCGGCAACTCGCACGCGCACGTCGTACTGCCCCTCGGGGACATCCAAGGTGTAGCTGCGCTTCTGGGTCTTCTGGGTGCGGCCAGAGACGCTGTAGTTGCCGAAGTTCAGCCAGTTGCCGGTGCCGACGGCCCGGTACTGAACCTGAAGCTGCTCTCGGTTGTCCTTTTCCTTTCCCTTCGACGTCACGTCCCAGATCTGGAACTCGACGCCCACCACCAGACGGATCGTCCGCTCACTGCCGGTACGCTGCACCCATTGCCCCGGCCGATTCTTGGGGTCGCTACTGGTGTCGAGCAGCCGGCCACCCTCGACCACAGCCACGTTGCTGTAGATCGGGATGTCCTGGTCGGGCATGCCAGAGAAGCCGTGGTACCAGACCTGCACCCCTTCGAAGCTGGAGAGCAACGCATCCCCGTTGTAGAGCTCTTCCACTCTGGCAACGTTGATGCCGGGAGTCAGCAGCAGCGAGACGAACTGCTGATCGCCCTCGTAGTTCGTGTATGGCAGGCTCGCCACGTCCGGAGCGATGCGCACCGACCCCAACAGCAGGCCCAGCGGCTCATAGGGCCGTGGACGGTTGCGGGGCGCGGACAGAGCGAAGGTGCTTTCGGCGGGCGCGGCGGCGCTGGGCTGCTTGGGCTGCAGCACTTTGTTGATCAGCAGACTGCCGGCCAGATATACGCCCGCACGTGCAGCCGCCAGGCCAGCACCAGACAAGCCCGCCTTGGCCAGCCAGCCCGCCAGCATCGGCGCCTGGAACGCAAAGTAGGTCAGCGCGACCATGGCGACCAGGCGAACTGCGCTCTTGCCCACTGCTCCACGGACCTCAATGATCTGTCCGTGCTTGGGATAGACGTGGCTCCAGAGATGACGATCGACAGGGCGACCGCCGATTGTTACCAGCCACGCCTGCCCGTCGAGCCCTTCTACGTGGCGCATCAGGAACGCATAGAGAGACTCGCCCGGACGCAGGTCCACCGGCGCGTTGCGCTGCCCGTCCAGCAGCACCGGGTGGGGAGTGACGATCAAGCGACCGGCGGGGACAGGGGCGTCCATCAGACCCATGAGTAAAAGCCCTCAATCCGAAGCCCGAAGCCGGGCAGTTCACGCACGCGGTGCAGCACGCTGCAGCCGTTGCGCTCGTTGCTGTGGAGTACCCAACCTTCATGGGCCAGGAAAAAGAAAACCCCGGCATGGCCGGGGTTTCGGTGGCCCTGATCGAACATCAGGACAAGGTCGCCGTCTCCAGGAGGGCCGTCTCGCCGATGCCCGTATGGCCGCGACAGGGTTCCCAGCTCGGCCGCACCTTGAGCACCGCGGGGGCGACGCCCAGGCAGCGTGATCAGTCGTCCGAACAGTTGCAGCTGCACCAGCACCACCAGGTCGGCGCAGTCGAAGCAATCGGCGTCGTAGGGCACGCCCACGAACTTCTCCACATCCGCCAGGCGCATCAGAAGATCCCCGGCAGGGTGAACGGGTTGGCACGCAGCAGCACCGCCTGCTGACGGGTCAGGTAGTCGACGCCGCATTGCCCCGTCGCTGTCTGGCTGTTCACCGACACCTGTGCCATCGGAAGGTCGTAATCCGCCTCAATGACGTTGGGGTCTGCGCGATCGGTGATGATCAGCCGTGCGTTCACGATCTCGCCGGGCAACAGGCCTTCCAGGTCCTCCGTGATGTTCCGGCCGACGTTGTCCAGCACCAGCTGGAGCCGCGGAGCCTGGCCGCTCACGTCCTCCGGCAGCTTGAAGCCAAAGGGATAGCCCACGTATACGAGGCCACGGCTTGTCCAATCGACCGTGTCGTTGGCAATGCGCAGAACCTCTGGGAACGACGGCGCGCTGATCTCGATCAGGGCCAAGGCGCTATCGGTGTCGGTCGTGCGCTGACGGCGCTCAAGGAAGCTACTCATCTCAGGTACTCCATAACCACCTCTCGCTGCGCAAGATGGAAGCGCGGTGCCTGCGGCGACATTGCACCGAGCTTTCCACCAACGAACCGCGCGACCACAACCTGCCCGGTGCGCGGATGCACAACGTCGAACCAGCCGATCCGCTTGATGTCGTTGAAGTACCAGGCCTCGAAGATGGCGACGTCTTCAGGAGTCTTGAACAGCACAGTCGCAGTGACCGTTGCCATCACCCCACTGTTGATCACCCGCTGCCGGGGAACACCTCTCTCCATCTCTGTCCGTTCAACCGAGGGGTCAAAGTCTTCGCTCAACCCGCTGAAGCGCAGAATTGCTGCGGTTGGCCACGTGCTCATCCAATAGTCTCCTGCCACCCGAACCGCGCCTTTCCAACAGCAGCCAGATCACCGCCATCCAAGCTATCGCCGACGATGTCTATCACCAGCCTCCTGAGCTCGCTTCCATCAGGCATGCGCTGGCTCTCTTCGCGGGCGCGCACCTGGTTGCTGCCGAAATTGTTGATCTCCACCCGCATGGCGCTACTGCCGTTTGGGGTGCCTGCGGTTGCCATTGGCGCCGCCGGCACCACCTGGCCGTTGTTGCCAGGGATCAGGTACCTCTTGCCGTTCTGCTGGAACAGCTCCGGACGGCCGCCCTCGCCCACTTCGTAGAAAGAGTCGCCGGTGACGCCGCCACCACGGGCCCGGCCGCCGCCGAAGCCAAGCAGTGGAATCGACTCCTTCACTACGCTGCCAATGCCGCCACCCAGGCCGAGGAACCTGCCAAGGCCAGTTCCGCTCAAGCCGCCCAACAGGCCAACAGCCGCCTGCTTTGCCCCGATGCGAGCCAAGTCCGCGATGATCGAGTTGGACATATCCCGGATGGATAGCTTTCCGGTCTGAGCGACCCGCACCCACATGTCTTCCCAGCCGCCCAGTGCGGTATTCATCACCCCGCTGGCCTGGTCCATCGCGTTGCGGGCGGCGAAGACGTAGTCCTCCCACACCCGGTTCACACCGGCACGCCAGTCACCCAGCACCGCCTGGCGCTGCTCCTGGAACGTTCGCTCTTTGGCCAGCTCGCTGTCACGGTACGCCGCTGCGTTCGCCGCCAGCAGATCCCATGACGCCTTGTCGGCGGCCACGTCTCGGCTGCCGATGCGCTTCAGCTCGTCCTGATACTCGCGCTGGATGTCCAGCTGCCGGCGCAGCATGCCTACAGCATCCGAACCGCGCCCCATGCCCATCAGGTCCAGCTCATTCGAGCGGGCCCGGTTGTTGCTGGCCTGCGCCAAGATCGCCTTCTGCCGGGCAAGGGCTTCTGCTGCCTCCCTCTGCTTCAGGTACGCAGCCGACTGCTGCCCCGATGCCAGAAGCTCCTCCCTCGCCGCCTCCAGAAGCGCCCGTGTGGACGCCGTCATGGTGTTCTTGCCCTTGGCCAGCACCTGCTCAATCGCCATCGCCTGGCGCTCGCTCTCGGTGACCTTGACGCCGGTCTCTACCAGCTGCTTGTTGGCCTCGATCTGGCGCTGCGCTGCGGCCAGCATGTTCTGCGCGGCGCTGTCGTCACCGTTGCGCTTACCCACGCCGTCGCGGCGGTTGAATGACTTGTCGACGTCGGCCTGGGCCTTCGCGATCAGCCGCTGCATGGACCCATCGAAGTGACGGGCGTCGCTGTCGGCCAGCTTGTTGTACTGGGCGATGATCTTCAGCCGAGCCGCTTCCTTGGCACTGGCCCGATCAAGGCCTGCCACTTGGGCATTGATGGCCTCGGCAGCAGCCTGCTCGGCCGTGGCGCGCTCCTGCGTCACCGCAGCCAGGTCACGAGCGGTCTGCGGATCCAACGCGCTGCCCTCATCGATGGGCTTGGGCAGCGGCGGCAGCCCTCGCATGCGAGCAGCCGCGCCGTTCAGCGCTTCGGTGAGAGACGGAAGACCGAGGTTCTTGACCAGCGTGCCACCGGCTAGGCCGAGCCCAAGAACGTCGCTCAGTCGCGGCAGCCGCGCCAGGACACCCCATTCTCCGGCCAGGTCCACCACTGCACTGGTGAAGTTGCCGAGCGCGCCCCAAGCGCCCTCGACGTCGGCCTTGATATCGCGCCAGCCTTTGGCCATCCCGGGCATCACCGCCTCAGTGCGGTTAGCCACGTCGTCCAGGTGGGAGGCATAGATCCTGATCGCCTCGTTGGCGGCTTCCTGCGACCTCCCCTCCTCTCGCAGCGTCGTGATGCGCTGCAGCTGCGCGGCGGTCAGGAACCGCTCTGCGTCGTTGAGCTTCAGCAGGCCCTCCACCGGTTCCTTTGCGATGGAGTCAAATGCACTGACCGTGGCCGAGAGGGACCGCCCGGCCGACGCTTCCATGCGCGCAGCAGCAGCGGCCACCATCTCGAACTGCTCGCCGGCGTAGCGACCGGCCTTTGCTGTCTCCGTCAGCGCTGCCACAGCACCGCCTCGCGACACGCCCTGCAGGTGATCGATGCTGTTGGCCAGTTCCAGGAAGCCAGCGGCGCCAATGGCGGCACCTTGCCCGCTCAGGATCTGAGCCTTCTGGAAATCGAACAGCTGGTCTTCCGACTGCTTTGCGGCGATAGCCAAGGCTGCCAGTGCTGCCGCGGTGAGCGTCAGCGGGTTGATGAGCCCCAGCACATAGCCGCTCACGGCGCGCGCGGCTGGCCCGATGCCTCCGAATTGATCCTTCAGCTGTCCACCTTGCTGGATCGCCACCATCCACGCCGGCTGGCCGCTGATCAGGCTAGTGGTGATGTCGGTCACCTGCATGGGGATCATGCGCAGGTTGTTCTGCAGCTGCCGTGCGGACATACCCATGCCGTTCTGCGCGCCGGTGGCGTTGAGCACCGAGGCGCGGGTGGCGTCGATGTTGGCCTGGTACTGCTGCCACACCTGGGGTTTAAGCAACCCCAGATCCCGCGCCCGCGCGAGTCGGTCCTGCTGTTCGGCCAGCTTGTTCAGCGCCGCCACGGTCGGGTTGATCTGCCCGAGTAGCTGCTGCAGGTTCAACTCATGCGCTTCCGTGGCGGTGGCTGCCTGTCGCGTAGCTACCGCAGCCCTCTGCTCGATCCGCTCCATCTCCTGCACGCGAGCGTTGATCTTGGCCTGCTCGTTGGCCCAGAAGGACGCCGACTTTCCGGTGTCCTTCTGGAACTTCTCCAGGCGTTCGGCAGCAGCACCGGCCTTCTCAGCCGCAGCGGCATTCTCGTCCAGGGCCTTGGTGCCCTCCACCAGGCCGCTGCTGTCGACCTTGTAGCCAAGTTCGGCGATGTCCATCAGGGGCTCCCATTGTTCTGCATTGCCCGCTCACGCGCGGCCTTCTGGTCTTCGCGCACCGCGCGCAGGTACTGGTCGTCCATCGCCATCAGCATCTGGACCTCCTCCGGCAGCAGATCGATCTGCAGCAGGGAGGCCCATTGGCCGATGTCAGCAAACGTCAACGCTTCCGGGCCGCTGTGCCGGCGGGCGGATATCTCCCAGAACCAGCCCCAGACGTGGGCAGCCGCGTCCGGGATCTCCATCTCTGGTGCTTCGGTGATGCCGAAGCGGGCATTGCGCTGGCGCCTGGTCTCGCCGTTCTCGTCCGCCATGTCGTAGCGGACGGCGATATAGACGGCCTCAGCCGTCCGTTTCGTCAGGTCGGCGAAAGAACTCCGCCCGGTCGGTCAGGGCTACGTCGACCTGCTCCCCCACCCATGGCAGTTCCTTCAGCAGCTGCTGCAGGGTCTGCTGGGTGAACTGGGGCTTCTCGCCGTGGAAGGTCAGCTCTCCCTGCCACTCCCAGCCGCCGATCGATGCACAGAGCATGCTGATGCGGCTGGCCTCGATCTGCTCGGCACCCACCTTGCCGCGGTAGTTGATGCGGTCGTTGATCGCCTTGCGGGCAGCGCCCTTTACCTGCGGGTGGCTGTCAGGCAGCAGGGTCAGCACCAGGCCCACCGGCTCCTGGTTGCCCGGGTGCACGATGTCCAGGCGGCGCGCTTCCGCCACGATGTTGGTCAGTTCGGTCATGTTCGGGATCCTTGATGGCGATCCGGTAGAGAGCCCCGAGGGAAGCCGGCCGGATCAGTTCCGGCTTGTCAGGCGGCCGCCCTATCCCTCGGGGTGTTCGGGTTACGGGGTGACCGGGGCAGCCACGCGGATGGGCGCCTGGTTGAGGGCCAGCGTGTAGGTGTTCAGCACGAAGTCCTCATTGCGGCCGCCCGGGCTGTTGGGGCCGGCCACCAGGCCGCGCAGGAACTCCAGCGAGCCATCCGGGCGTTCGACCTTGAAGGCGTAGGCATCCGGGACGTTCGGCGCACCGGCGGCGCGCATGGCGATCTGACCCGGATCGGCCAGGTCCTCGGCCACCTCCACCTGCGGATCACCAGCGTTGGTGATGCCCTTGCCCTTCAGGGCAACCTGGGTGTCCCAGGTGTCGTACTGGACGATGTTGGTATTGATGCCGCGCTCACCGACGCTGCCGACCTTCTTCACCTCGACGAAGGTGAGGGCCTTGAACTCGGTCTCGGTCAGGTCGGTGTTCTTGGGGACGGCGCAGATGTAGAGCTTGGAACCTGCGTTGGTATTTGCTTCGGCCATAGCCGTATCTCCTCGCGATGGGCGTAAAAAAACCCGCCACGGGGCGGGGTCGTTGGAAAAGCGAAAGGCCCGCTGGTGGGCGGGCCTCAAGTTCGTCTTACTTACCGTCAGCGTGCCTTTATCGCTTCTACTGATCCAGACGCACGAGGGGTTGGCTCCAATGATCCAGCCGTACGAATCAGCTCAGAGACCAACGTCATGGCCTGCTCTTCTGTGATGCTCTCGTTCGCAGACAGCTGACATATGTAGAACATGCCAATGTTGAGGAAGGTCGTGCGCTCCGTGGATGTAGTCAACAGCGCCACCGCCTGATTGAAACTCGCACTTACCGAGGCTAGATCACTCGAGTTGTTCTGAGCAGCATTCGCGAGAGCCTTAGACGCCTCAAGCACCGCCTTGTCGATCTTTCCAGACCCAAACCAAGAGCTGCTCTTCATCCCCATCGCATTCTGCATACACATTCGATCAACACGCGTTTGGTCGCCAGGCATGACCATTGCCGCAGACCTGGCTGGATCCCAGGTCATGAACGTTCCAAGAGTCACGGTCTGTGTCTTCTTATCGCCGGGCAGCTTCTTGCCGGCCATTGACTTGATGGTGGATCCGCATCCTGATGCTGCAAGACACAGCGCTACCAGCACCCCTAGACTGATTCCCTTCATACTGCCCCCTGTTTGGCCGGCGGGTTCCGGCCCTCAGCGCCTATTTACCACGGCTCAGGTCGGGTTGCAGGGGTTCTCTATTTCCGACCGGGGCTGAGCTTTGATGCCACCAGCTGCATGGCCTGCGGCCGCGTGAACCCTGCCTCCACGTAGGCCAGGTACTCAGCGCGGACGAATCGCGCCTGCTCGGCGCAGAACTCGTCCAGCAGCTGCCGGTTCCGCTTCATGCGGGTGATGGCATCGCGCATGGCCTGCAGCTCACCCTCGTTCGGGATCTCGTTGCTGCTGACCAGATGCAGGTTGGGCGGCTTGGTAGTCATTTCTTCATCTTGGGACGGGGCGTCATCGAGGCCCGGATTTGTTTCACGGCCGCCGTAACCAGCTCACATTCCGCCACCAACTGCTTCCGATACTCTTCGAGCTTAGCTGTGATGGAATCAATTTGACGTTGGAGCGTCGCGATTTGATCTCTCAATCGCTCCTTCTCGTCCTCTGAGGTTTCCTCCCTCAACTTCTCTTCGAGGTCGGCAAGTTCTGCGCGTTTTTCGTCAAGCTCTTGCTTCTGCGCAACTCTCTCTCGGGCGGTAGCTATCGCGTGACCAAGCTTTGCGATGGCCACCAAGATCGCGCTTATGACCTCACGAGGTATGATCTTGCCCGCGAAAGAGTCGATCAGAGATTTGATTTCCTTCCAGAAATCATCAAGAACGGCCTTGTCCTCTTCGAGAAGATCCTCGGTAGAAAGCCTGTTCAGGTCCTTTAGCAGATCAGACATTTTCCAGATCCATTGGTGCCGAAGCCCAGATCCTATCACTGGCTCAGGGAAGGAATCCTCTCCAAGGGACTGTCACCGGGTGCATCATCCTTTCCGGGTCTTGGATGATGCTGGAAGTCCAGGGTCTCCTCTCCACCCGCATGCCGGCAAAAGTCGTGCCCTTGGCGAAGGCGGCGATGATCTGGTCCGTGATCGCAGTACCCACCATGATCCCCTGCCCCGGCCGGTAGCAGGCCGACACCTGGCCGAACCCCTGCATCAGGAACGGGCCATCGTCTTCCATGCCGTAGTTCTCGGTCCGGTTGGGAAACCACTGCAGCTCCAGCCACCGGGCGCCCTTCCCGGTCGGGGGGGTAAACCCCTGCCCGGGGTAGGAACACGTCAGCCCTTGTGCCGCCGCGAACTGCCCCACCAACGTGGCGAATGCACCATAGATCGCGGTGTCGCTCATCCCATCCGTCCTTTCACGTCGGCGGTGACCTCGGCCACGATGAAATCCCAGCGCTGTGCCGCCGCGCGCGCGAAGCCCTTGCCGGCCTGGGCGTAGGTTCGGCCCAGGCTGTCCTCGCCGTAGTAGCCATGCTCCATGCGCATGGCGTACTTCGCTGTCCAGCCAGCCCACACGGTCTGCCCCAGCTCCATGGTGGCGAACACCAGCTCCGGGGCCTGTGCGCTATCCGATGGCATGCCCTCGACCGACGCAGCTGCAGAGTTGCGTAGGAAGCCTGTGTCGACCGGCATCTTCCCGCCCTGTCCCTCTGGCGTGCCGGCTTCCTCCATCAGCTTGGTGGCTGACTCCCGGAAGATCACGCCCTGCATGGCCTTGGTCTTCTCCGTGAAGGCCCGGACCTGGGCTCCGAATTTATTGGCCACGCTTCACCTCCGCCGCCATGTTCACGCGGTATTGCTTCATGCAGCGGCAGCCGATGGTTTCCTCCGGCCCAGCACCGAGCGAAGTGTCGCCCGGGAACCGCATCAACGCACCGCTGGGCGTCTGGAACGGTTCTCCGAACCGACGCACCTGGCCGTTCATGGCCTGGTGGCTGTGGCGGGTCCTGTCGTCGCCGGTGGCTGACCAGGTGCCCTCGACGTTCTCCGGCGCCAGTCGGCCACTCTCGATCTGCTGCCGAAATGCTTCCTCGCGACCGGCGGCCATGGCCGTCAGCGACTCGGTCCGCGCGATCATCTCGCCGCGCAGCGCCAGCAGCCTGTCCGCATAGCGCGCAGCGATCTTCTCCACGTCCGCCGGCGCCACCGGCTGGCCGGCCTTGATGGCCCGGCTGACGATCCCGTCCAGGCGCTTGTCGCGCCGCTTACGGCCGAAGTACTCCGCCATCTGCGCCGGATCGCCGCTGGCCAGCTGCTGCCGGACGTTGGCCACGAACTGCGCCTGCTGCGCGGTGAGGCCGACGATACCGCCACTGCGGCGGCCGGTCTCTCCCACCCTGCCGACCAGTTCTAGCGCCGTCTGGCGCGGGTTTGTGCCAGTGGCCATGCCGCGCACCAGGTGCTGACGCACCAACTGTCGCTGATCCTCTACCACGCCGGTGATCAGTTGCGAGGAGTTCGTCTGTAGCCAACTCTCCACGCCGCGGTTGCGCATGTCGAACCCGAACCGCAGCAGCGGCGTGTCGTTGGCCGGGTTGTAGCGCCCGCGTATCTGCTGCCGCAGCGACAGCGTGGGCAGCTCCTTCATACCGACCTCCGCGCCGGTGGCAAACGCCTGGCGCACTTGCTCGGCCAGTGGTGAGAAGCGTTCGCCGTCGAAGCCCAGCGCCTCCAGCACAGCGTCCACCTGCCCGGCCTGCAGGAGGCTCGCCAGCAGGTCCAGCTGCACCTGCGATCGCACGCCGGCGATGGCCTGCTCGAACGCGCGGCGCATGGCCGGCTCTAGGCGACGGGCCAGCAGTTCCAGCTCGCGGGGTGTGTAGTCGGCCATTAGCGTCGGGCGTGGAACTCGTAGAGCAGCACCTGCCCGCCAGGGGACAACGGCTGCAGGTCGATGAAGTGATACAGCTGGTCACCCAGCAGCAGCCGGTCGTCCTTGCCAGGCTTGATGTCGATCGCGGTGGAGATCAGGCCCAGCTTGTCGCCCTGCTGGACCAGCGTGGTGTCGCGATCGGTCAGGCTGTATTCCAACTCCACCACCTTGCAGTCGTGCCGGGTGGCCGGGCCGGGCTGCGGGTTATGAGGCGGCCCGGTCGGTGAGCCGTCGCGCTCCACCTGAGTGCTGTAGCCGTAGCGGTCGATCAGATCCGCGGCCGTCGCCTGCATGCGGTCATAGAAGCGGTTCATACGACGCGCACCGCAGGCAGAACCGCCGGCGTCCGCAGCAGTGGTGCCAGGATCTCATCGATGGCCGGCACCACCGGTCGGTTCGGCACCAGGCCGCCGGCAGTGGCATCGGCATAGGTGACCTCGATAGGGCCGACCTTCTCCTTCGTCACTGCCTCGCTGGCCACGTAGTCCGGCGACAGACTGCCGGGGCTGGCCAGCTCGCGCACCGCCGCCTCGTAGGTAGCGCGCTCCACCTCGTCCGGCACCTCATCCGGCTGGATGGGGTCGCCGTCATAGTCGATCGCACCGGTGCGGGGCCACTCGTTCGGCTGGCCCCGCCCAGCCGTGCGCACGCCGGGGAACATCGACGCCCAGCGGCCAGATGCGAGCAGCACCCGGTACCGGCCGTCGATGTAGTCCGTGGCGCGCACCAGTGAACCGGTCCGGGCCTCGTCCGTGCCGGTAGCCCAGGCGGCATTGCCGCGCGCCTGGTGGTACAGATCCGCGCCTTCCAGCGTGCCGTACATGGTCAGCCCTCGCCGCCCGGGCTACCGCCGGCGGCTTTCTCGGCATCGGCGATTGCCTGCTGCAGCTTCGGCACGCCCCAGTTGCCCTTGGCATCAATGCCCAGTTCCTTGGCGCGCGCGATCAGGGCGTCCTTGTCGGCAGCGCCCTCGCCGCCCGGGCTACCGCCGGCGGCCTGGCCGCTGGCGTCGCCACCGGTGATGCTCAGGATCTCGGCCTTGATCCAGCCCTGCACCACCGAGTTCTTCTTCAGCTGGTCCCAGTTCGCGACCGGGGTCTGCTCGCCCGGCGGCAGAATCGTGCCGTCGGGCAAGCCCAGCGGACCATTGTGGTTGTTCTTGATCTTCATGCTTCGCTCCGATGTGGCTCCGGCGCGTGGCCGGGGCCGTGGGGATCAGATGCCGTCCAGGTAGACGACTTCCTTGGGCAGGCGCACGTCCAGGCCGCCCAGGCGCATTACGCCCGGGATGTCCCAGCGCAGCGGGCCGCTATGCCAGGCCGGCAGGAATCGGTGCGGCATCGGCATGTGCAGCTTCAGCACCTGCGGATCGTTGCGGTACGCCACCAGGCGCGTGGTGCCGCCGACGCCGGCGGTGTCCAGGCCACGCACGCCGCGCAGGGTCAGCTGCTGGCCGGTCTGCACGGTGTAAACGTTGTTGGCCAGGAACCACTGCAGGATGGTCATGTCGCTCTGGTCGCTCATCTTGCGAGTCGCGATCAGCAGGTACTTCGTCCACGGGAGCAGCAGGGTGTTGGCGATCGAGGCGGTGTTCGTCCCGTTGAATACGTTGAGCAGCGCCTGGTTCAGCGTGGCCACGATCAGCTGCGAGTCGGTGGTGGCGTCCCAGCTGCCGGTCGGCGCGGCCACAGGGGTAACGCCAGCCGCGTTGAACAGGCCGGTGAAACCCTTGCTGGAGTCGCCCTGCAGCGCGACGCGATCCACCATTTCCTCCGATGCACGGCGCGCTGCCGCAGCGTCTTCGGTGGACAGATTGATGCCCAGCATCTGTGCGCGGCCGACTTCCTCCCAGCCGAATCCGTAGCCGATGCCGGCGGTGTAGACCGGGGTCTCGAACTTGGCGCGGGTGGTGCCGGCCTTCGGGATGTCATCGGCGTTGCCGTTGATCCAGTCAGCCTTGCCGAACTGGTCACCCGAGAAGTAGGTCACCGACGTCGCGAACTCGCTGCCCGAGGTGTCCACCGGGACCAGGCCGCGGTACTGGATGTCAGGGTAGACGGTGCGATAAACGCCCGGCTCGATGATCGAAGCCTGGGCTACCACGAAGCCCAGTGCTGCCTGGGCGTCAATCAGGGGAATTGCGCTCATGTGGTTGGCTCCTTAGCCGAGACGAACGACGGCCAGCTGACCGGCGGCGGTGGTGCTGGTGTCCCAGCTGGCACCGGGAACTGCGGTGTTCCCAGTGGAGACGTTGGTGAAGGCGCCGGCGGCGGTCAGGTAGACCGCATCGCGCGCGGCGACAGCGACCGACGCGACGACCCAGATGTCGCCCTCGGTGCGCACGCGCGCGGACTCGCCTACGCCGAACGCATCGGTGGCGCGGCCGGTGACCTGGCCAGCGGTGACCGTCAGGCCGGAGGCCGAGCGATCCATCAGCGCAATGCCGACGTACTTGCCGCCCGCGAAGGCCTTGACCGACTTGTCGGTGGCACCCTGCTCCACGGCCTTGCCGAAGACGATGGCCGCGCCCTCGACGGTGCGGGAGATATCGGTGGCCGGCAGCATGGTCGCCGGCGCGCCGGCGATGGCGGCCGGCTGGGTATCCGGATAGGTGTTCTGCAGTGCCATGGCTTAGGCCTCCTTCTGGCCGGCGGTGCGATGGTCCAGGGCGGCCACGGACGCGGCGTAGCCGTTGTCCTGCGCCGGCTGGCGCTGGGTGGTGCGGTCGCCGAGGGCAACGACCACCGGATCGCGCGGCTTGGCGCTGTCGGCCAGGATGTCGAAGCGGGCTTCGATGTAGGCGTCGGCCTTGCCGGCCACCGCGGCGTCGCCGAGCTTGGCGACTACGGCAATCTTGCGGACCTCGGCATCGGTCTTGCCGCTGTAGTCGGCGTCGTGCACGGCCTTGGCCTTGGCGATCAGGTCGCCGCGCTGCTGCACGCGCTGATCGAGGTCTGCGTCGCTCAGCACCTTGCCCTTCAGGTCGTCGCGTTCAGCCTCGACCTTGGCGATGGCCGCGTCCTTGGCCGCGATGGCGGCCTGGTGGGCTGCGTCAGCGGTGCCAGCCGCAGCCTGCGCGTCCTTCAGCTGCTGCTGCAGCTTGCCAATGGCCTGGGCGCCGGCGTCGTTGGTGACGACGGACAGCCCATCGACCAAGATGGTCTTGTCGCTCATGGGGTGGTTCCTCGTAGATGGATTGTGGTCGTCGCCGTGCTGGTGCTGCTGACCACGCGCCCGGTCGACTAGCGCGGGTTCGTACTGCGTGAGCGGGGCCGGTCCCCATTGCGAATCACCCATGCGGGTGTTGCCGGCACGCGGGTTGTTGTCCGGGAGATAGGCCACGTGGTTGAAGCGCAACGGGCCGGCCTGCCGGTACTGGTACGGCGTGCCGTCGGGCGCCACGCCCTCATCGGCGACGATCTCCACCGAGTAGCCGGCGGACAGCGAGCGCGCGCCGGCGGCGACCTCTTTGGCGGATGCGGCGTCCATGATTGCCATGGGGGCAACCACGTGTTCGCCATCACGCACCACACGGCCACCCACCTGCCCAACCGTCAGTTCCTTCCAGTTGTCGGCCGTGACGCCCTTCGGCGGGTGGCCACGCGTGACCGGCCGGCCCACCAGCGAGCGCATGCTGTCCTCATCGAACACCGTGGCCGGATCGCGGTAGACGCCGAACACCCGGCCGGCGTCATCGCCGGTCAGCCCCAGCTCCCGGCCCAGGTACTGCTGCACGTTGCCCGCGCGGCTGACCTTGGCGTCGCCGATCAGGAAACCGTCGCGCGTGAAAGCGAGCCCGGACGCGTCAAGCGCCAGGCTGTCGAAGATCTCCATCAGTCAGTCCTCGTTGGTGCCGCTGGGCCGCGGCGTCACTGCGGCGCGGCTCTCGTCATCGTCAGAGCCGTCGTCATCGGGCGTGGCCTTGCCGTACTCCAGCATCTCGGCCTCCAACCCAGGCGCCACACCAGCCTCGGTCAGCATGTTCACTGCCACCGTGGACATAACCTCATCCGGCAGCAGCCGCGTTTCGGAGATGGTCTTGATGGTCTCTGCCGTGGTCTTTCCGATGGTCGCGCGTTCGGTGTCGGTGGTCTGCCACAGGCTGCGCCAGTTGTAGAACACCTCAGCCGGCCGGCTGCCGAGCGCCGAGCGGATCAGGCACTCATCGAGGATCTGCAGTGACGGCTGCAGCACCAACTCCTGGTTGCTGCTGATACGGTCATAGTAGTTCCGCAGGTCGCTCTCGCCGCTGGCGTTGAGGCCGCCCGGCGACTGGCCCAGCAGGCGGGTCATCGGGATGTCCGACGCGCCGGAGGTCAGCTGCATGAAGCCCATCAGCAGGTCGATCAGGCCGCCGAACTGCGCCTGCTTCTGCTCATACTCTTCGCCGGCGTCCAGCAGCAGCGTGCCATTGATGCCCTTCGCCATGGCCGCCAGCTGCAGCCGCTGCAGAACCTGCTGCTCGTACTCCTTGTCCGCCAGCATGGACATGAAGTTCGGGATCTTGATGACGTCGACCTTAGCTTCGAATACCAGCGAGGCGATGTTGGCTGCACTCGCGTCGGCGTCCTTGATGGCCTTGCTGATAGCCAGCAGCACCGAATCGCCCCACCCGTCGCCGATGCCGAACTCCGGATCCGGCCTTTCCGCACCGTGCAGGATCACCAGGCGCGACGGGTGAATCTGAACCTGGCCGGCCGTGCCGCTGCTCAGGGTGTAAAACGCCGGCAGGCCGTAGCCCGGCGATTCCGGGTCGAGGTCCAGCTCGCCCGCCTGCAGCACGCGCTTCGAGAGCACGTTGATGTGGCGGATCCCGCCCTTGCCAATGGACTCAGGCTTCAGCGGCAGCATCGGGTCCGATTGGCCCGTGCCGATGTAGAGCGCGCCGCCGCCGGTGAGCCGAGCGCGGATCATCGCCTTCAGCACCTTCTGCTGCAGGCCTAGCCGCTTCTCCTCTGCCTCGATCGCGGTGATCTGCTCCTGGTCTGCGCTCCAGCCGCGCCATTTGCGGCAGCTGTCCATCGCCGGGATGTCGATCACCTTCCGCGCCAGCCAGGTGCCGCGGTAGGCGTTGTCTGCCTCCTGCTCCGACAGGTTCGGAACGCCGTAGAACGTCGAGGCCGCCTTGTCGCGCGGCGTACCCAGGTTGGCCACCAGATTGACCAGCCCGTCTTTGATTTGTGCGAGCCTGCCCATCAGAGCGCGTTCCCCAGGTTGTAGGTGCTGCCGGTGACCAGCTCAGCGAAAGCGCCCGAAAGCGCGTCCACCTGGTCGTCGTGCTTTGCGTTGGGGAACTCAGCGATCTCGTCCAAGAACGCAGTCACCCATGGGCCGTTCACCAGCTTGATGTTCCCAGCCTCGGCCTGAGCCTCGACCGGCGTTGCCCGGACCTCCTTGGATCCGGATTCCAGCGCCGCCTTCACGTCCCAGCCCGCCAGCAGCTTGATCTGATGCGCGGCGTTGCTCTTGCCGGCGGCGCCGGGGTCCTGCGGGATCCGGACCTTGATCGACTTCCCGTCCTGCAGCGCGGTGTTCTTCAGCATCTTCTCGACGCCCGCCGGCGACTGCCTGTCCCGGACGATGTCCAGCACGTAGTAGACGCCGCCGACCTCTCCCAACAGCAGCCCCACGGTGTAGTCGGGGTCGCTGCTGGTCTTCTCTTTCGGATCGGTGGCGCCGAAATCCCACCGCCTGACCTTGCGCACCGCCGAAATGGCCGGCGCGGCATCTACTACCTCGAACCATTCCCGCTTGAAGGTGCCGCCATCGCGCGGCGTGGGCCGCTGCTGGTACTGGCCGGCGTAGGCGTAACTGCCTTTCGCCCGCTTCAGACGCTCGATCTCCGCGCGCGGGAAGCGCTCGGGGAACAGCAGCTCGCCGTCCTCGGTGCGTGGATCCTCGAAGAACAGCTCGCCATCGATGTAAGTACGGCACGGACCGCCAGTCTTCTTCCCGTCCTTGTCGACCCGCTCTGCCTCGAACTCCATAGGCAAGTTGAGGTGCACGAAGCCCAGGTCCAGCTCCATCGCCACCGCTGCAACGTCCTGCTGGTGCAGGCGCTGCATGATGATGACCATGGCCGACGAGGTGATGTCGTTAAGGCGGTCGGTGATGCCCTCGCGGAAGATGCGTACCGCGGTCTTGCGCTCGGTATCGCTCTCTGCCGTCTCGGTCGAATGCGGATCGTCCACCTTCACCCGGTCGCCGCGGCCACCGGTCATGGAGCTGAAGGGACGGGCCTCGCTGAAGCCGTTCCCGGTGTTCTCGAACTTGCCCTTGGCGTTCTGGTCGCCGCGCAGCTTCATCGGCCACGCGGTCTGGTACTGGTCGCTCTCGATGAGGCGCCGCAGCTTCTGGTTGTCGCGCAGCACGTTCGGCTGGCTGTAGGAGGTGGCCAGCGTTTGCAGGTCCGGGCGCCCAACTGGCCCCCATTCCCATGCTGTCCAGAACACCAGCAGCAGTGATTTCATCATGCCCGGAGGCACGGTCATCAGCAGGAACTGGATGCGGCCTTCGGTGACCGCCTCCAGGTGCCGGCACATGGCCCGCAATGCCCAGCCAAACTTCAGCGGCCTGGTTGGCTCCAGAACCCGCCAATGCTCCTTGATGAAGCCCTCCAAGGTCTGCGACCGCGCCCGGATGCCTTCGACATCCTCTGCGATGCGCGCGCGCTCTCGCTCAGCCGCCCTCCTCGCTCGCTCCGCCCGGATCTCCGCCAGTGTCGGCAAGCGGACCGAGGATCTGTTCAAGCTGGTCGAGATCATCGTCTGAGAGGTCTTTCAGGTTGTAGGTGGCGATCGCGCCACTGTGCTTGTGCTTCTCCACCAGGAGGCCGGCCAGCTTTCCCTTGCCCATCGTGGCGGTGACTGCCGCGCTGGCCTGTTTCTCCTTCAGCGCCAGCTTCCGAGCCTGTTCCAGCTCGTCCATTAGGCTGTCGACGGTCACCTCGGCTTTCTTGGCCACCTTCTGCTGGCCGGCGCGCACCGCAGCCTGGATACGCGGCTCGGTCAGGAGCCGTGACCCCTGCTGCTTGGCGGTCTTGTCGCTGTACCCGGCGCGGATTGCCGCCTGGGTCCCGTTGTGATCCTGCAGGTATTCCTGGACGAACCGCTGCTGCTTGGGGGTCAGCGGCGGCATCCGGGCTGGTTTGGTCTTGGCCATAGTCGGAGCGGAAATTCCGCAAGTGGAACGGCGATGAGGCCTCGCCGACGATGTAACCGGCGGCGGAAATCGCGGAAGTGGAGATGTCGGCGGGCGTTGCACACCCTACCAACCAGCGTTCGAGCGTTTCGGTACACATGTAGCCAGAAGGAGAGCCGAATCTGATTCGGTACCTATACAACTCAGAAGAGGAAACACCCCAACATGGAAATCGCTATCACCCCTGAACTCGTAAAAGCCATCATCGGCTCGGCCGTTGCGGCTCTAGTACGAGCCATCATCCGTAGCATCCAGAGCCGAGGCGCTGCTGGCCGGGGTTCCGGCCGCACCAACGTGGCGGTCAGCGTCGATCACGGCTTGGCAGGCGTGGACGTGGTCGTCCGCGTCTCGTCCGATTTGAATAAGAGCTCCCGCGACCTCTGCTCGTAATTGGGCGGTCTGGTCACGTTCGACGGCGCCGGCGGCGGCTTCGGACAGGCGAGCGGTATAGCAGGTGGCGAGGTCGTCGCGCAGCCGGAGGCTGCCATCACGCACGCCAGCAGCAACAGCAGCAGGGACGGCCGTGGCCGCGGTGCGATCTTCTTCATGCTTGGCTCCGATTGTAGCCATCGCCTCGGCCTGGCTGTGCTCGACGGCACGGGTCTCGATGAGCTGCTGGACTTGGCCGGCGCTGTTGCTGGCCTGCTGCCGGGCTTCCCCCGTCTCAGCCCGATCACCGCGCCAGGCCCAGCCAGCACCGAACATGCCAGCCGACCAGGCGACGAACACCAGCAGGTAGATGGCGATCCGGTTCATGTCAGGGCCCCGGACCCTTGCGGGTCATGCTGAAGAAGTAGCCGATGACCATGCCGGTGGCGTTGTTCAGGCCGCCGATCAGCATGCCGAACGAATCCTTGTTCTCGGGCGGGATGGCCACCGCGATCAGCGCGGCCATGGCCATCCCCAACAGGAACAGCACCAGCACGGCGATGCCGACGCGCGCAGCGCCGATGTTGCGGGTCGCGAAGGTCATGCGGCACCTGCCAGTGAGTGAATTTCCTCCAGCGCCCAGTGATAGAGCGGCTGGTCGATGATGGTCACGCGGGTGAGGCGCTTGCCGCGCACCACCTTCACCGCCACCTGGGTCGACTGCTGGACCGCCAGCAGCACAAACGCAATGCGCTGCTTGGTGGGGTCCGGCTCCTGCAGCACCGCCAGTGCGTCGCTCACCATCTCGCGGATGGCCAGCAGCAGCTCGGCGGTGGGGTTCTTGGCCTTCTGGTTCTCTAGCACCACCAGCACGCCCTGCAGCTGGTTAACCGGCGAGAGCTTGGCCTTCTTCTTGGCGGCCGTCATGTGAGACCAAACAGCTTCTTGGCCTTGGCCAGTTGGGCTTCCCGATCAGCCTGTCCGTTGGGCATGCCCTTGCTGGTGGCGGATCCGCGGTTGATCGCGCGGCCCACGGCGAGCCCGTCGTCTTTGTCGGCCCACACGTTGAGGTTCTTCCGCTTCCAGAACCAGCCAGCCGCCACCACCGCCCAAGGCAGCTGCGCCACCAGCTCCGGGGACCGAACGAACAGATCTCCCTGCCCCATGGCGTGGCTGAAGGTCGCGTAATTCTCGCGCCCAGTCAGCTGGATGAGGCCCCGGCCCTTGAAGCGCATGCCGTCGCCCGGCTGCACATTGCCCAGGTCGGCCCGGCCTTCGTAGGCGCGGCCCGAGGCGTACTCGGTGGCCGTGCGGAAGCCGTCCGATTCATGCGCTACCTGCGCCAGAAAGTGCGCCTTCTGCAGCGCGGTCACGATACCGAACTGGATGCACGCGTCTTCCAGCGGCTTGGCGTACTGGCCGGCGCCCATGGCGGCGGCTACGGTTTCGGTGCCCACCATGGTCTCTCCTGCATAGGTGCCCGCCCCGCAACCGGCTGGTGCGCGAGGATGTGGTTGGTCCGGGGGGCTGCGGGCGTAGAGGGCCGATCACCACCGCTGCCTAGGCGCTGCCCGGCCTCCAAGGGCCGTGCGCAGACCGCCCGCCTGCGTTCACGCCAGCCCCAATCGCCTCACGGCGAGCGGAGGGGGTTTCGGCGCGGTGGTTGATCGGTGTTCGCGTCCCGGAAACGCAGAAGCCCCAGCGCAGGGCCGGGGCTTCAGGGACAATTCTTGACAGTTGCAGAATTAGGGCATCTGTCTGTGCAACTTGTCAACACCACCCTTACCGAGTATCAACAGTCTCCCATTCAGGAGACACCCATGACAGCACCAGTCCGCTTCGTATCATTTGGCAACTATTCCATCCGGACCGATCACATCAGCGGGGTCAGTACCGTGATCAAGAGCGGTAGCGTTGAAAGCGTCCAGTACCAAGTGCACATAATCGTCAACGGCTACGCGCTAACGGAGTACTTCCCTTCCGAAGTTGATGCAGAAGCGGAAGCTGACCGCATCGAGAAGGCGATTGGCATTCAGGCCGCCTGAGCCCCGGTAAGCCAGTCGAGCCCACGCTGAAGTTCCCGGCGGTACTGCCATACAGACAGCGTACCGCCGTACTTCTCGGCCACCATGCGCGCCTTGACCGCCTGGCTGGCCGCAACAGTGAACTCGGTGTGCAGCACCAGAGCGCGCAGCGGATACTGCCGCTCCATCGATGCCAGCGCCCGATCGATCCAACGCAGCTCATCCGGAACGCCGACATCGACCGCGATCTCTGGATTGTCGTGAGGGTGATCCGCGTCGTTGGAGGCGCGAATCGGGTCCGCCGCCCACAGTGGCACGATTCTCAGGCCCTGGACGCCGCTGCCGGCGGCCATCAGCCGACGTCGGTCAGCTCCATCCCGTCCCACCAGATCCTGAAGGGCACGCTCGCGCGTCAACGGTGCATGGTCCCTAACCTTGTCCAGGACGTGGACGCTGCGGTCCACGCGGCTCAGCGCAAACCGATTCACCTGGGCGTGGCCCCAACGTCGCAGTTCTTCGGTCAGCGGATCAGTGTTGCGCATCGCGCATGCCCTCCAGTACGGCGTCATCGAATCGGAAAGCCGGCAGTTGCCCGTCGGTGTCGCAGGTGCCGGTCCGGTCGGGCCAGCCCTTGCAGTGGAAGCCCGCAGCGCCGAGGGTGCGGAACTGGCAGACCGAGCAGCGGCCGTGCTTCTGAACGTAGGACCGGTAGCGCTTCTGCATGCGCAGCTCGGCGCCGGTCATGCGGCGACCTGGCCCATAGCCAGCTGGTGCTCGGCCCAGAGGCCGATAAGGAGCGCGTCGGCACGGCCGTTGTCCTTTTTCCGCTGCAGCTGCAGCGCGGCGGCCGGGAAGCGCTGGATCGCCAGCAGGCGGGCGGCGTCCTTGTCCTGGCCGGTCAGCCCGAAACGACGCTTCCACCTGGCAGGCTCTGCGCGGATGTAGGGAATGCCCAGCAGTTCGAATGCAGCCTTGGCCTTTCCGTAGTGGTCGCCGAAGTTGAAGGACGACTGGGGACCGGCCTTGCGCTCTTCCTTTCCGTCCGCCGCCTTTCTGGGTGGCATTGCGCGCACCCGTTCGATCACCCCCACCACCTCCGCGCCGGGGTTCAGGTCCTTCGCCGCGCGGATGAACAGAGCGATGCCGCGGGCATCGACCTCCTGGTTCTCCCCGACGGTCAGCAGCGGCATGTCGATCACCGGCCCTGCTGCTCCGTCGACCAGCGCGGCGATGGCGCCAGTCCGACCGGGGTCAATGCTGATAATCAGGCGGCGGGTCGCCATGAGGTCTTCTCCAGGTGCTGTTCGATCAGGGTGTTCTGCAGGTCCAGCAGGTAGTCGTCGGTGCCGATCTCCTGCCGGAACCGGCGTGGTTCGCGGGCGTAGCTAGGGCCGAAGCGGTCAGCGCAGGCCGAGTGGCTGAGCCCGCCCATAGGCTCACCGACGTGGTGCCACGGGCACAGGCCGATAGTGAAGTCGTGGCCGCGCCGGGGCTGCCCGTGCTTGCCGCCAACCAGAAGATGGTGCACTTGGCAGCGCATGAACCCGTGGCCGAGGGCGTCGCAGACGATGCAGCCGATCTCGGTGATCGCGTCCATCCGCTGCTGCCGGACAAGGGTCGGCTTACCGGTTGAGCGGCCGCGCTTCACGCGATCACCCCGAGCGGTAAAATCCGGTCCAAAGCCAGGGGGAATCCATGAAGCAAGGAAGGACAGATAGAGACTGGGCTGTGGTCGCGACATTGATGTTCGGAGCGGGCGCCCTTATCGCGTGGGCATTGCTTAGCAAGCATCCTCCCCAGCCTCGTCCACCGGCCGAGATAGATTGGCCGGCTTGGGTGCAGGCGGTCGGCAGCATTCTCGCGATCCTGACTGCAATCTACGTACCAACAATCATAGAAAGAAATAAACGCGCCGAAGTTGCCATGGCAAATCAACGAGCACTTCGAAGGTTCTTGAGTATAGTCCTTCCATTGTTGCGCGACGTTTCTCGAAAGCTCGGAACGTATGCGAGCCAGATTGACTATCACCATGAGGAAGACGACGTTCTCAACATTGCGGCGATGGACGGGGCATATGAAGATGACGCTCACCAAATCGAAGTGCTTTTGAACTCCGCCCCAGATCTTCTCGACTTTACTGATGCGTTTTCCGATTTCCAGATTCACATGGCGAATATTAAGTACTGGAACTCCAACATCTTGGATCACATGGCCGGGGGGCTTCACCATGCATGGCAGAGGGATAAAGACTTCGTGCAAGCTGCCGCTGCAAAAGCATCTAGTGCTGCAGAAATAATCGCCGAGCGAATTGTTGAGCTGACCGGTTTGCATGTTCAATCTATGTTTGATGACGACCTGCCCAGCTAGGTACTCGCCCATCACGCGACCTCCCTAAGACCATTGACCATCCGCCAGTACTCCGCGCGCACGTCGTCCAGCATGACGTGCGCGTAGTGGTCACCGATCCAGGAGGTGATGCCCTTGAAGAAGGCAGCGAAGTCCTCCTCCTCCATCGAATCAAAGGCCAAGGACTGAGCCACCTTCACCGGAATGGTGCGGATCTCCGGCAGCACACCCGACAGCACCTTGCGCGCGCCCGCGCCCAGGACCGTCTCGGCGGCATCCAACAGCGCCTTCACCACCGGGCTGGAGTCCATCTCCACCATCTCGCAGCAGATGCCTGACTCCAGCTGCACATGCTTCAGCGCGGCGTGCGCGTCCAGGTCACGGAACGCCTCAACGTTGTCGACCAGCAGGTGCCCGATGACGTGGGCTAGGCGGTGGAAGGCGGCATTGCGCGAGGCCTTGATCTCCAGCCGATACTCATGGCCGACGCGGTAGCCGCGGTCCTTGGCCAGTCTGCGATCGATATCGTTGCTCGGGGCAAACGCGCCAATCTCCTCGCCCGTGGCCGGATCGACCAGGCGCAGGCAGGTCGCATAGATGGGCCGGCTGGCCCGCTTCGCGCGGATCTTGCGGGCTGCTGCTGTCATCGCGGTCATGCGTCATCTCCTGCGGCCAGGTCGCGGCGGCTACGCCGGCGGCGGCCGGGCGACGGAACATCGAAGTCATCGTCACCACCGCCGGCAGTGGCCACGCCCTTGAGGCTGTAGTTCGGCCGGGGGCCGGTGTAGTCATCGAAGGCACTGCACTGCAGCCGGTGCTGCAGGTAGCAGGTGCCGGTCTCGCCTTGGCGGTTCTTGGCCACGATCAGTTCTGAGATCCCCGGGGCACCGCAGGCATCCTTGCTGTAGTAGTCGTCGCGGTACAGGAAGGCGATCACGTCGGCGTCTTGCTCGATGGCACCCGACTCGCGCAGGTCGGCCATGCTCGGGCGCTTGTCGTTCTTGCTTTCCACGCCGCGGTTGAGCTGCGACAGCGCCATCACCGGGCAGTGCAGCTCCTTGGCCAGGCCTTTCAGCCGCCGCGAGATGTACGACACCTCGTCGTTCCGGTTCTCCGACTTGGCCTTGCCGGTCAGCAGCTGCAGGTAGTCCACCACGATCAAGCCAAGGCCACCCGGCACCTTGGCGTGCATCCGCGACGCACGCGCTGCAAGGGCATCGACCGACAGCGCGCCGCAGTCGTCGATCGCCAGCGGCAGCGACTGGATGTAGTTGCGGGCCTGCGAGAGTCGCGCCCATTCGTCGTTGCTCAGCACGCCCTTCTCGCGCATGCGGCTCAGGTCGACGCCCGCGTGCGCCGCCATCAGACGCATGCTGAGCTGGCTGGCGGACATCTCCAGGCTGAAGACGGCAACGTTGCGGCCGCCGGCGGCAGCATCCTCGGCCCAGTTCAGCGCGTGGGCGGTCTTGCCCATCGACGGGCGCGCACCGAGCACGATCAGGTCGGTCGGCTCAAGGCCGGGGATCTTGCGCCGCACGCTGCTCCACTTCGGCGCGATACCCAGTGTTCCCTCGCCGTGGAACCGGGCTTCCATTTCGTCCCACGCCTTCTGCACGCCGCTGCGCACCAGCATCAGGCCACCGTTGCCGCTGGACTTCACGGTAAGGCTGGCCAGCTTCGTCGCTGAGGCGGACACGACCTCCTCGGCTTCGTCGTCGCTGGCGCCGTAGGCGCTATCTGCGATGTCGGTGGTGGTCTTGATCAGCTGCCGCAGCAGCGACTTGTTGCGCACGATCTCGGCATAGGCGCGCACGTTGGCCGCCGAGGGCGTGCTGCCGGCCAGGTCGTAGACGGTGGCCACCAGCTCCTGCGCGCCGATCTCAACGTTGGCCGTGATCCAGTCGCCCACGGTCACCACGTCGACCTCGCGCTTCAGGTCGGCCACGCCGCAGATGCCCTGGTAGATCAGCTGGTTCTCGCGGCGGTAGAAGTCCTCCGGCGCCAGCTGGTCGCGGACCTGAGCCAGCGATTCGCCCACCAGCAGCAGCGCGCCGAGGACCGACTGCTCGGCCGGTACGGAATGCGGCGGCACGCGCAGATAGGCGACGTTGTCCAGGTAGTCGGGCATGCCGCTCACGCCGCCTGCTCCTGCTGGGCCAGCTGATCCTGCCGATCACGTTCGCGCTCGGCGTCGCGCTCGCGCTTCAACTGCACGCCAGCCGTCGTGAGCTCGCAGCCACCAGCAGGCGAGCACCACCACAACTTGAGCCAATTCCGGCGGATGGCATCCCGGAAATGGGCGCGCCAGTCCCGTTTCTGCGTGCCGCTGTCACGGTGCCTGAGCGCGAATTCACGCCAGGCCAGCGCAACGAAGTCACGCGGAATGCCGGCGTCCTCGGCGAAGTCGAAAATCGGGTCGTCGGCGCGGATCATCCGCTCGCCAGCGGCACGGCATGAGTCAACGAACTTCGGGAACGTGACCAGATCGCGCTTCGGGCGCTTCGCCCTCGGCTTTGCACCGGGCTTCAATTTGGAATCCAAGTCGTCGCCCCCCTTGGGGGGTATGGGGGGTTCTTGTGTTCCTTGGGGTGTTAAAGGTGGGGTGTTAGGGTCGCCCTGTGCGACCACCCCTGGTTGTCCTGCGCGACTAGGGTGGTCGTCCTGCGCGACCACCGGGAAGGCAATCTGATATGTGTTGGAGTCGGCTTCGACCCGACCAGATGCGCCTGCGATACGGATTCGGCTCTTCTTCTTCAGCCATCCCTGTGACACGGCCGTCTCGACGTGGCGAATGACAGTGGCGCGGTTGAGAGAGGCGCCGGCCGCAATCGTTCGATAGGACGGGAATGCGCCGTCGCCGTGCTGGTTCATGTACGTGCCGATGACCAGCAGCACCAGCTTGGTGGTGCCGTCCAGCTCGGACTTGGTGACAGCGGACTGCCAGGAGAACTGAACGCTCACGCCCCCTCCTTCAACAGCTGCTGGCAGCCTGCGATATGCCAGATGAAACGAACGGCGATGAGGGCTTTCTCTGTTGCGTTCACGGGGTATCCACCGTTGATGGGGGATAGAAAAGCTATGCCCTTTCGGCGCCGGCGATGCGCGCTAACTGCCGCGATGTGGCCCGGGGTTACGCTCATACCCGACCCCGCTCCGCCGCTGCCTCTGCGTGCTGGCTGACCTGCACCAGCGCCGCCATGACCTGCTGACAGGCGCGCGCGATAGCATCAGCCTCGTTCGGCGTGATGCGGTTGTCGGCCATCGCTTCCGAGACAAGCTCCGCGAGGTCGCCCTTCGCTGCGGCGGCCGCTAGGAGCGCCGTGATCAAAGTTCCGGATTCAGGCGCTTCGACACGCTGGGCAATGAACCCGTGCTCAGCGCAGAGGGCGTGCAGGATCCGGTAATCACCGGTGCGCGCCATCAGCGCATCCGCCTCCTGCAGGCTCAGCAGGTTGCGGTCGGTGTTCGGGTTGACCTTGCCGCGCAGGGTCGCGGCTGACATGCCCATCCTGGGCGCCAAGGCCTCGCTGCCACCCGGGTACTGGTGGACGGTGTCGTAGGCGGCATCTGTGACATTCATGGGCGGGCTACTCGATTGGAGACAGGGCGGCGACGGCGGCGCACGATCGCGCCATGGACAACGTCACATCAGGGATGAAGGGAGTCGCCCTCCTTGCGGTAGGCTGCGGTTACCACACGCACAGCCCGCAAGGAGGGCGACATGACAGACGACTCGAAACTCGATCGGCACGACCAGGGACTGGCGCACGAGGTCGGCAACACGATGGCCATGGAAGTAGCCATCACTGCCTTGTTGCTCTCGCATCCAAACCGAGCGGCACTGGCTTCGGCTTGGAAGGTGGCGGAAGACCAAGGGTTCACGTGGACCTCGGATCCAGGTCCGGGTCTGGACGCTCAGCGGAGCCGTTGGGCGCAGGAGGGCTACTTGAATACCCTTTCTCGCTTGCGGAAGGCCGCGCTGCAGGACTGACTGATACACTTCCATCGCTGGTCCGGTGGAAGGCAGCCAGCGCAGCAGGATCACCTTGGGCCGACAGGTTCATCGCGCCGAAGGTTGTGGCGTCGATGGTTTCGCGTCCGGGCATTTGCTTGCCGCAACTGCTCTCCGCCCCGCTCGGCTTCAACAGCCAGTCGCGTAGCCACAGCCTGGGATTCCAGTGGTCAGGCAGCATGGGGCGCCTCCTGCTGGTCGTCGTTGGCCGGCGGCTGTCGGAAGTCTCCGAACAGGTCGGGGCGCAATGCCCTCGCCTGCCACTGCCGCCCCTCGGGCAGTAGCTCATCGTCGGACCACTGCGAAACCGCACCGGCCGTCACTCCGAAGAAGCGAGCCACGTCGGCGTCTTTGCCGCCGAGGGCCTCCCTTACCGCGCGCTTGGTCATGTTCATGGAGTTAGTGTAGTCCCCTAAACACAACCGTACAAGCACACTAAACGATCAACTCGTTAAGCTCACTAAATGAGAGAGACATTCGCCGCCCGCATGGCTTTGGCCGTTCGAGAGTCCGGTCGCTCCCTGCAGGAGATAGCCACCCTCGCCGGAACGACCAAGGGCCAGGTCAGCCAATGGCAGACCGAAGGAAAGGTCCAGCCCGAAAACATCAAGGCTCACGTCGTCGAGAGCATCTGCGCTGCCCTTGCGATTCGGCCGCGATGGCTGCTCTATGGGGAGTCACCTATGCGTGGCGACGCACCCCCATTGCCGGCTGTCTCCGCAGCTGAGATTCCCGCTGGCTATGTTCGCTTCCACATGATGGAAGGTCAGGCATCCGGCGGAGGTGGCATCGTGAATCAAGACTTCCCCGCGGTCCTCCGCGAGGTGGACGTCGCTGAGTGGCAGGTTCGAAGCCAGATCGGCTTCCTTCCCGAGGAAGGGCGTGTGCAGTTGATCACGGTACATGGAGATTCCATGTACCCAGACATTCGCACCGGAGACGTGCTCATGGTCGACACGGCACGCCGCTACTTCGAAGGCGATGGCGTGTATTTGATCAATCTCAACGGTTACACCATGGTGAAGCGATTGCAGATGCTTCCGAACGGTCTGCACATCGTCAGCACCAATCCCAAGTATCAGAGCGCGGTCGTCCCCTCTGGTGAACTAGATTCTTTGCACGTTGCGGGGCGCATCGTGGGCGGCGCAATCATGCGCCGCGGCGAAGAGTTCTAAGACCAATTCAAGGAAGAGGCGATGGCGTTGATCAGCTGTGTCGAATGCGGCAAACAGATAAGCGACAAGGCAAGCACTTGTCCTAGTTGTGGTGCACCTGCTGCGCCACTTGGCTCAGCACCGCGCACAACAACTCAGCCTATCAAGGCGGTTACGTTTACTCCGATGTCGATCGCAGCATTGGTCGTTGCAGCTATTGTTTTGTTCTTCTTGGCCATGGTTGTCATACGGCCCGGTGCGCCTGGCGCGCCTAAGGACCCAGAAAAAGCCGCAGAACAAGCAGCAGAACGTCGAACGGTCCAGTACTGCGAGGACCGCTACAAGGAGATGAATGCTGACCGGCAATACACAGTGGAAGTGCTGCAGTTCCATTCGCAAGCATGCCGCAAGGCGCGCGATGACTACCGTGCGAAGTGGGGACGAGAACCCTGACGAAACCTGATGCTATCCGCCACATAGTTGTTGCATACAAGAAACCCCGCCGAAGCGGGGTTTCTTTTTGTGGATCAAGCGGCGTCTTGGTAGATCATTCCGATTTGACCAGGGCGTTCAAAGGTTACGCTGCAGCGAGCCTCAAAGTCCTTGTAGTTCACGGAGGAGACCGCGAGCAACCGAACCGCTTCCTTCTGCTTGGTCAACGTAGCCACGCCACCATCCGTCAACCACTGATGCAGCTTGTCGCCCACATCCTGTCGGCCCCGCATCTCCTCAAGCACTTCATTCGGGAAGCAGACCTCGTAAACCCACTTGCGCGTGATCGCTCCCCAGATAGGAGGACGCCCGTGCGCGCCAGAGGTGAACGCAGTCCCGGTCATTTTTGCCAGCGCAGCATAGTACTCAGGCTCGAACTGTCGCTGCCAATCCGAAGCATGCTGCCGGATCAGCTTCGAGATCAGATCCTGCAGGGCGTCCGGCGCGCGGTGGTACTGGTATCCGGTAGCCTCGTCAATTAAGGCGACTAGCCCGACCATGCCCAGTGCCAAGTTGATCTCCACGCAAGCTGACACTTGGCGCGCCTGCTGCTTATGCGTCTTCCCGGCGATCGCGGCCCTCAGCACGTTGCCCACCGCTTCCATTACCGCTTCCGCCTCGATGAAGTGGGCACGACCACGACCAGGATTCGAAACCGGTGACCCTGCTTTCTCCTTTCCGCTCATGTAGTTAGGGGCGAAACAGGCCAGAAAACCGTCGAACCGGTTACTTGGGTTCTTCCCGTGATACCCGAGCAGATGTGCGAACTGCGTGGCGAGAAAGCCACGGCGTCCGTCCTCTAACACAATCGCGGGCGCTTCCAAAGAGCCGAATCGGACAATGCCGTAGTGGCTGATCCTAGGGAGATCACTCCCGTCGTGTTGTGCTTCGGCCTCGGAGCTGACCGGAGTGTTTGCTGCTTCCAGATGGTGCATGTGGCATCTCCTATTGCAGTGAAGGTGCCCACGCAGTGCAGTCCAGCGTCGATCCCTCTTGACGGTGGTGAGGCCGCATCCTAGGATTTGGCCCGTCGAAGGTCGTGGAAAACCTTCGATACCGGACATGCAAAGCGTGGACGGTTTGGGATGAAAAAACTCGGCCCCGTCTGGTTACTGCCAGGCGGGGCTTTTTCGTTTCCGGCTTACAACTTCTGACGCGCCGGTTCAGCTTCCATGCTGGTGATTCGAGGGTAGTGCGGCCCTGAAAAGGGGTCAACGGATTGACGCCAGTCACAGTTCTAGCACTCCGCGTCGGGGGTGCGAAACCCCCCAATTCTTCCCTGGAAGCAAATCCCGACGGAGCCCTGTCTCTATTCGGCCCAAGCAGCGTTTAGTAATTAGCGTTTAGTATGCTTGACTTCAATCGTTTAGCATCCTAATCTGCGCTCGTCGACCAGCACCGTGCTGGACCGCCGGAGCCCGAGATGGACCACACCGCCCTCAATTCAGCTTCCCGCAACGCCCAGCGCAGCCTGGACAACCAGGAAGACCCGCGTTTCGAGGCCGAGTACGCCGACGAGCGCGTTGCCGAGCTGGCCGTCGGCTACCGCAGCAATCCAGACATGTGCCGCGAGGCCGCCAGCTGGACCGCCGGCACGCTCGGCGGCAGGTACTACACCGACCTGCAGCTGGTCCTGCACCGCCTACACCACACCCACCCCGCCGATCTCATGGGCACGGAACTGCTGACCCAGCTCTACCGGCTTGCGCGTGTTGAGGGTGAAGCGCTGGACGCGCAACTCGTGCAGCTGGCCCGTATGGCCGTGGCCGACCTGCAGGTGGCGGCATGAGCGCCAGCTTCGATCCGTTCGCCTATCTGTTCGGCTCCCTGCTCTCCGGGCGCCCCGAACCGACCACCAACGCGGGCCGCTACCTGCAGCAGCTAGACACCGGCGACGCGCGTTTCACCCGCAGCGGCGAGGACGTCAGCGAAGAACTGCTGGCCGGCCTGCGCCGCATCCAGATCACGACCGCAAAGGAGTCGCCATGAACACCAACGTTCGCCAGATCCGCGAGTTCCAGGCCGTGCGCGACGCGATCGCCTGCACTGGCCTGAGCCCGGCGCCGCTGTTCCAGCGCCTCAATGCCGAGCAGCGCGAGGGCTATCGCGGCCTGTCGGTGGTCGACAACGCGCTGCGCCTGCGTCGCCAGTACCGCGACGAGTTCAGCAACCAGCCGGACCCGGAGGCCGCATGAGCTTCGAACAGGCCATCCGGAGGGAGACGGTGTGCATGTCGCTGGAGTTCATGGCCTACGGCGGACTGATCGGCTTCATCGTCGGCGCGGCCGCCGTCCTGATCTTCCAGGACATGTTGCAGGCGGTGATGTCGTGAGCCGGCGACTGACCTACATCCTCGCGCCGCTGGCCATGTGGGCGCTGATCTGCGGGTTCGCAGCGGCCGGCGTCCTGCTCGCTGTCGTGCATGGCAACTACCTGTCGCTGCTGATGGCCCGCGCGGTGCTTGCCGGCGCTGCCTACCAGACCGCTCTGGAATGGTTCCGCGCCGAAAAGGCGCTGGCCGAGCGCCGCAGCCGCATCCAGTCCCTGACCTCCGCCTTGCCGGTACCGGCGGAAGACCTGCAGTAACCCACTGCCGGCCCGGCCGGCTCAACCGACGAGGTCCACATGTTCCACCTGAAGAACAACCCGGCGGCCGTCTCCAACGTGAACTTGCGCATCGAGAAGCACGGCGATGAGCGGCACCTGGCGGTCGATCTGTCCATCACCACCAGCACCAGCAACCTGGTGCTGGACCACTTCGACAAGGAACTGCGCAAGGCGCTGTTCCGCAAGCCGGGCAAGGGTGAGCAGCAGTCGCTGCCGACCATCGGCGACCACCTGACCGAGATCAAGATCCCGAGCTTGGAGCCCATCAAGGTGGGCCACGAATTCAAGGGCTTCGAGCTGCAGATCGAGGGTGAGCTCGACAGCACGCAGCCGATCTTCCTGGTGGACGTGAAGCTGAAGAAGTTCGTGATCGCCCCGAAGGAAGGCGGCAGTGTGGAGCTGTCGTTCAAGGCCTCGGCCAGCGTGACGCCGGATGAAGTCGCCGAACTGACCGAAGCGTTGGTCCGCGAGAACGTCGTCCTGACCCTGCAGCCCGGCCAGGCCAACGAATCCACGCAGCAGGAAGACCTCGCTGCCTGATCCCCCTGCCCTGCGCTTCCCCCCTGTGGCGCATGGCTGACAGCCCGGAACAGACGGGCACCTCTCTAACCGCCCTGGAGCACAACATGACCAGCACCACCCCGGCCAATGGCCGCATCCAGCTGTTCGACGTCGACAGCTCGCAGATCCACAGCATCGGCCACGACGCCGCCACCAACACCCTCGCCATCTGCTTCAAGCGCGGCAGCGGCGATGCGCGCGGCCCGGGCTCGGTCTACCACTACGCCAACTTCAGCGCCGAGGAGTTCCAGGCGTTCAAGGACGCCGAGTCCATCGGCAAGCACTTCGGCGAGTACATCAAGAAATTCCCGGAGAAGTACCCGTACCACAAGGTCGCCGAGCAGCAGCAGGCCGCCTGACGCGAAACCGGGGGCTACAGCGGCAGCGCCGCCTCACACCTCGCCAGACAGCGTAACCGGCCGCCTGGAAGCCCTGGCAACACCGTCGGGCGTGAAAGCACAGAAGGGAATCGATGTCGGCATGCGGGCATCGAGACAACACGGCGGTGAGAGCCCCGCGCCGGAGACGTAACCGGCACCCCTATTCCTTCATCGCCGGCCACGCCGGCCGGAGATCCATAGACATGAACGTTCCCGCCGCCCAGCAACAGCCGCAGACCGCGCTTGCCGCACAGCCGCGCCAGCAGTTCGACCTCAGCCCGCAGACCTTCGAACAGGCGATCCAGTTCTGCGACTACCTCGCCGAAAGCGACCTGGTCCCGAAGGACTTCAAGGGCAAGCCGGCCAACTGCCTGATCGCCATCCAGTGGGGCGCCGAGCTCGGCCTGAAGCCGCTGCAGGCATTGCAGAACCTGGCCATCATCAACGGCCGGCCCGCACTGTGGGGCGACGCAGTCATCGCCTTGGTGCGCAGCTCCCCGCTGTGTGAGTACATCACCGAGGCAGACGACGGCGGCACCGCCGTGTGTCGCGTGAAGCGCCGCGGCGAGTCCGAGGAGGTGCGCACCTTCAGTATGGACGACGCCAAGGTGGCCGGCCTGCTGGGCAAGAGCGGCCCGTGGACGCAGTACCCGAAGCGCATGCGCCAGATGCGCGCCCGCGCATTCGCCCTTCGCGACGTGTTCCCCGATGTCCTGCGCGGCATGCCCATCGCCGAGGAAATCATGGACATTCCGCAGGCAGGTGCTGCCAGCGGCGAGTCGGCACGCGCCGCCATTGATGGCCAGGCTGACAAGCAGCTGCCGCTGTACTCCGAAGCCGACTTCGTCGCGAATCTGCCGAAGTGGTGGGACATCATCGCCAGCGGCAGGAAGTCGGCTGATGACCTCATCGCCACGCTGCAGACGAAGGCCCGCTTCACAGCCGACCAGCTGAAGGAGATCCGCAACCCGCCCAAGGACGAGGCCGAGGGCGAAGGCGAGCCGCAGAGCGGCGCTGCCGCCGCTGCCGGTGGCGTCACCCAGACTGCGGTGGAGGACTGAGCATGCGCACCGTGAACCTGATCCAGGGCACCCCGGAATGGCATGCGCACCGCGCGCAGCACCTCAACGCCAGCGACGCGCCGGCGATGCTCGGTGCCTCCACGAACCACTCCCGCACCGATCTGATCCGGGAGCTGGCTGCAGGCGTGCCCCGCGAGTTCAGCGACTTCGTGCAGGAGCGCGTCATCGACCCGGGCCATGAGTTCGAGGCGCAGGCCCGTGCTATTGCCGAGGAGCTGATTGGCCAGGAGCTGTACCCGGTCACCGGCGTCTCCGGCAAGTACTCGGCCAGCTTCGACGGCCTGACGCTGCTGGAGGACATCGCGTGGGAGCACAAGCGCCTGAACCAGACGCTGCGCGATGCCATGTTCGACGGCTGCACCGGCACCGACCTGCCTCTGATGTACCAGATCCAGATGGAGCACCAGTCGATGGTCTCCGAGAGCGAGCGCGTGTTCTTCATGGCATCGGAGTGGCGGCAGGCTTCCGGCGGCTGGGAACTGGTCGAGGAGCGGCACTGCTGGTACACGCCGAATCCGGCGCTGCGTGCGCGCATCGTCGCAGGCTGGGCGCAGCTGGAGGCCGACGTTGCGGCTTTCGAGCCGGGCCCGGCCAGCGAGCCTGTGCCGGTCGGCCGCGCTCCAGAGACCCTGCCGGCGCTGAGCATCCAGGTCACCGGCATGGTCACCGCCTCCAACCTGGCCGAATTCAAGGAAAACGCGCTGGCGGTGCTGGGCTCGATCAACCGGGAACTGCAGTCCGATGAGGACTTCGCCAATGCCGAGAAGACGGTCACCTGGTGCAAGGGCGTCGAGGAGCGGATCGAGGCAACGAAGCAGCAGGTGCTGGGCCAGACGGCGGACATCGATGCGGTATTCCGCACGATGGACGATGTGGCCGCCGAGACGCGCAAGATCCGGCTGGAACTGGACAAGCTGGTGGCGAAGCGAAAAGAGGAACGCCGTACCGAGATCGGCAACAACGCTCGGCGCGCGGTGATGGACCACATCCAGGGAATCAACGAAACGCTGGGCGCGCATGCCGTGCCGATGCCGGCCACACTGGTCGCAGATCTGCAGGCTGCCATCAAGGGCAAGCGTTCCTTCACCAGCATGCAGGATGCGGTCGACGCGGTTGCTACCAATGCCAAGATCACCGCCAGCCAGACGGCCGACCGCATCCGCGCCAACATCGCCATCCTGGCTGAGCATCCGGACTACGCCACCCTGTTCGCCGACCGCGTGCAGCTGTGCGCCAGCAAGGCGCCGGACGATCTGCGCAACCTGGTTGCTGCCCGGATCTCCGAACATCGGCAGGCGGAGCAGGAACGCGTGGACGCCGAGCGCGAGAAGATCCGCAAGGAGGAGGAGGCTCGCGCGCAGAAGGCGGCAGCTGAGCAGGCCACCCAGGCGGCGCAGACGCCAGCGGTCGAGCAGCAGCCCGAGCCAGTGGCAGCGGCACCGGTGCGCACCGCGCCGACGGCAGTGGCCAGCGCACCGGCACCGGCCGCCGCACCGCGCGAGGTGGTCAAGATCAAGCTCGGCGACATCAACGCTCGCATCGCCCCGCTGTCGATCAGCGCCGATGGGCTGGCCATGTTGGGGTTCAAGCCGATCAACGCCACCGGCTCGGCGAAGCTGTACGACCAGGCGCAGTTCCCGGCCATGTGCCGGGCCATGATCGACGACCTGCAGGACGCTGCCAACAGCTACCCGCTGGCCGCCTGATGGAACTCTGGCGCACCAGCGAACTGCGGGTTCTGCGCCAGATGGAGGGCCGCGACGCGATGACCGTCGCGGCTGCCCTCGGGCGCTCGCCCCGCGCGGTCCAGGACATGGCCCGCTGCCAAGGGATGCCGGTACCGCGCCAGCCTCACGGACGGTACTGGCCGGTCACCACCAAACGCCGCGCCCGGCAGCTCCGGGCAAACGGCAACACCGTCAACCAGATCAGCGCCGCGCTGGGCGTCCCGTTCGGGACTGTGCGCCGCTGGGTCTACGAAGGAGCAGCAGCATGACCAGCATCCACGTGAAGCCCGTCTTCAGCGGCGCCACCGATCGCGAGAAGGAGCAGGACCGGCAGAAGCTGGCCAGCGACTTCGCTCGCTTCGAGGCGGCCGGCGGCAAGGTCCAGGTCCTGGGCACCACCGGCATCGACAAGAGCAAGATCAGCCGCCGGCAGGTGGTCGAGGGTGGCCACGGTCGCCGCGCAGGGAAGAAGGGAGCGCAGGCATGAGCCGCCACATCGCCCGCCGCGCGCCGAAGGAAACCGTAGGTTTCGCCTGGGGCCGGTTCCCGACCACGGACGGCAGCGCCGTCACCTGGCGCCTGTATCGCCGCGACCACCGCCGTGCGCTGCACATGCACGTGTTGACGTTCTTCGCGCACGACGATCGCGCTGTGATCGCCGCCCACCTGCACCGCGCGCGCCGCTACCTGCGCGACAAGGTGGACGACATCGACCTGGTGGCGCTGGGGGTGGCGGCGTGACCTGCTCAGGAAACGTACCAAGCCGAGCTGATCAAGGCCTTCCTGCAGGATTTGCGCGCGCGCATAACCGCTGTAAGCGCTTCATGCAGGGCGAAATTCTGCTCGCTGAAGTACTCCTGCCAAGAACTGCCATCACCGGGATGCTCTACCGACTGAGCACCTTGAACAACCGCCTTGGTGAAATGAATTGCGCGCGCGAAGTCAGACGTCAATGTCAGATCTACGGCAGCCCAGCGCGTGAGGTCAATGTCAGTACTGATAAAGCTTTCGAGCGTCCTCCCGAGATTTGCGTACTGACGCCGGTGGTAAGCCTCCTCCATCAGAGAGGCCTCTGCCTCAACGCCGCTTTCGCCGCCTTGGCCGATCGGGTAGTCGGCTGCCATGCGCCTGATGTTTCGTTCGGCGGCAGCGATCTCCTCATCCACAGACGCTGCGAAAAGCGCGTTGATGCGACGGCGAACGAAACGTCGCTGAATTGCTGGAGCCAGCACAGCAGCGAAGACCGCTGTAACGGTCCCGATCGCGGACCACGCCTCCCAGTTCACCACGCACGTCTCCCCAAGCAACCAGCACTCGCTCAGCCCATCAAAAATCGACATAGCTTCCCCCTATCCCTGTTGAGACGAATTCTGCCATGACCCACATCCATCCGAACGACCGGGTCTACGCACTGGAGCGTGCTCTAGCTGCCGCCGTTGCCCAGGGCGAGGACCGCAAGGTGCAGGACGACCTGCGCGAGATCCTGTCCGAAGCCCGCCGCGAGGCCCGGGGTGAGCGGCCTGGTACTGGTGCCGGCGCCGGAGGATCCGGGCATTCCCGCCCGGATGCGGCAACCGACGAAGGACGCCTATCGCCAGTGGCTGACCCAGGCCAACGAGCGCATCGAGCAGCTGCAGGCCGAAGTGGCTGAACTGCGCGCCGGCGGCAGCACCAGCACCACGCGGCCGGGCTTGGTTACCGACCTGGTCACCGCTGCAACTGCCCTCGGGCACCACGAAACGCTGCGCAGCAGCAGCGACGAAACCATCGACTACTGGCGCGTTCGCGTTGAGCAGCTGCGCGCCGAACTGACAGGAGCATCCCGTGACTGATACCGCACCCATCAAGATCTTTGCCGTCACCGAGTCCGAATGGTGGATGGGCACTGACCTCGCTTCCGTGGTCAAGGCCGCCCAGGAGGAATATGGGCTGGACGATGAAGGCGTGGCGGATGCCGTCGAATTGGTCGATGCCGACCTCGACTCGCTGAACTTCTCCGACAGCGATGAAGACGGCCGGCCGACCGGCCAGAAGCGCTCCTTCCGTGAGCAGCTCGCCATCGAGGTCGCCGCCGGCGGCTCGTTCCCGCGCCTGCTCGCCATGGAGGACTTCTGATGGCTGACGGCTCCCGCGTCCCCGAGATCCGCGTCGCGAGAAAGGTCCGCCCGATGCTGGTGGCCGACCTGTTCTGCGGCGCCGGCGGCCTGTCCAACGGCACCGCGCGCGCCATGCGCCAGCTGGGCCTGCCGGTCCAGATGATCGGCGTGAATCACTGGCCGGTCGCCATCGAGACCAACCGCCGCAACCACAAGGAGCACGCCGACCGCATCCACTGCGCGGACCTGGAATCGGCGCTGCCGCTGACCATCGTCCCCGAGGGCAGGTTGGACCTCCTCACCGCTGCCCCGTCCTGCGTCTTCCACAGCCGCGCGCGCGGCGGCCGGCCGGTGCACGACCAGCAGCGCATGGACCCGTGGCACGTCGTCCGCTGGTGCACAGAGCTGCGCGTCGCCCGCGTGCTGGTGGAGAACGTGCCGGAGTTCATGGACTGGGGCCCGTGCAGCCTGGTCACTGGTCGGCCGATCAAATCGCGCCGCGGCGAGTACTTCCGCGCGTGGGTTGCCGCGCTGGAGGCCGTGGGCTTCAAGGTGGATTGGAAGGTCGTCTGCTGCGCCGACTTCGGCGACGCCACGACCCGCCGACGGTTCTTCCTGATCGGCCGCAGCGACGGAAAACGGTTGTCCTGGCCCGAGCCCACTCACGACCGTGTGGGCGGTACCGACCTGCTGGGCAGCCGGCCACGCTGGCGCGGTGCGCGCGAGGTCATCGACTGGACGATGACCGGCAAGAGCATCTTCACCCGCACGAAGCCGTTGAAGCCAAACACCCTGCGGCGGATCCTCGCCGGTGCAGTGAAGTACAGCTGGCCCCGGCCCTACATCGATGCCGTGCAGGCCCTGCTCGACGGCCACGCTCCGCGACTGGTTTTCAGCCGCGCCGAAGCTGTGGCCCTGGGCCTAGTCAGCGCGGCCCCGATGCTGGTCCACCTGCGCGGCACCAGCGAGCAGCACCTGCAGGCCACGGCGAAGTCCGCCGACGAGCCGCTGCCGACGCTGACAGCCGGCGGCAGCCACGTTGGGCTGGTGCTGGCCACCAGCAGCGGTGGCGCAGCGCGCGACCTGGACCAGCCGCTGCCCACCATCACCACCGGCGGTGCAGGCGCCGAGCGCCCCGGCTGCGCACGGCCGCAGCTGGTCGAGCCGATCATCGTGCCCACGTCGAACAGCAGCAGCGCCGGCGTGCCGCGCTCTGCCGCAGAGCCGTTGCGGACGGTGACCACCGCCAAGGGCGGCGACCAGGCACTGGCTGTGCCGCTGGTGGCGCAGTACTACGGCGCCACGGTTACCGCTCAGTCAGTGGCGGAGCCGGTGCCGTCGGTCACCACCAAGGCACGCTTCGGCCTGGCCGAGCCGGTGGTGATGCGCGGCAATGTGGGCGCTGGCCGAACCGGCGATATGCGCCCGGCCAGCGAGCCCATGCCCACCATCACGTGCTCCGAATCCCTGGCGCTGGCCGAGCCGTTCACGATGCCGGTGACCCACCACGGTGGAGATCGGGTGCGCGGTATGGATGAGCCCCTGCCGACGATCACCGGCGCCAACCGGGGCGAGTTGGGCCTGGCCGCAGCTGCAGCAGACGTCGCGGATGAGATCAGCATCGACATCAACTACCGGATGCTGCATTGGCGCGAGCTGTCTAGGGCCACGTCGTTTGACGACGAGGGCGAGGTGTACGACTTCGCCGGTAACGCCACCGAGATCACCAAGCAGCTCGGTAACGCAGTGCCCAACCGCACCGCGAAAGCCCTGGGAATGGCGCTGATGAGGGACGCAGCATGAGCGCTCGCCGCCACCAGGTAATGCACGTGCGTCGGAAGATCACCGGCCGCCCGCTGGTCATCGCCAAGGACGCACGCACCGTGCGGGAGCTGCTGCGCCGCCACCTCCGCGAAGAAGGGATGCGGCTGATGGACCTGGCCCCTGCATGGGGCCGCAGCTCACACACCGTCTATTCCCTGTTCGCGGTGAACCGTCCACTGGCGCCCGAGCACCTGGAGGCATCGATACAGGCGCTCGGTCTGGACGAATTCGATGCCAACGAACTCCGCCTGCAGGGAGCCCGCGAGGCCGGCTGGCAGATCGACCCCACCTTCCTTCTGGAGAAACGAGCATGAGCACCGACAACAAGACCCTGGCGGACGTGCAGCCCGGTGGAAGGGTGAGTCTGTACCAGGAACGATCGACGCACGTTGTCTATCGCGGATCTTGCGGCAATCTGCCTTGCTACTGCTGGGCCACCGAAGACCACGTCGTCGGTGACGAAGTGGCGAGATACGAAGCCCAGCCCTCCCTGGGTGGTCAGGGGGCGTTGCCGCGCTACCGTTGCGCAGGGTACGACTGTAGCGATGAGGGAAGCGAGGAAAATACCGGCGGTCCGCTCATGGTGGCGGACCCCAGCGGCGAATGGGTGCGCGCATCGGACGCCCTCGCCGCCCGCCAGCCAGTTCGCATCTATGGCTGCTGCGCCCAGCCGGAAGGTGAACTGCACACTGCCGAATGCCCGAACATGCGGCACCTCGCCGCCCGCCAGCCGGTGACCATGGACGATGCGCTTGCAGCAGGTGACGGCACGCTGCACGGAGCAATTGACCACTGGCAGGAACGTGCATTGCGCGCCGAGGCTGAATTGGCCGCCCGCCAGCCGGTGGGCATCAGCGCCGAATGGGTGCTGGGATACCTCACCACCGACGCCCCCGAGGATTCCCGCGAAGCTATCCGCAACGCGTTTACCGAGTACGCAGCGCTCTCAGGTGTCCGCCAGCCGGTGGGGGAGCCTGAGATTTGGGTCAGTCCCGGGCAACTGGAAGAACACAAGCGCAGGCCGGCGGGACAAGGCAGCAACTACTTGCCCACACGCCTCGCGTGCGAGGGCAATTTCACCCAGCCGCTCTACACCGCCCCGCCCGCGCAGCAGCCCGCACAGGTTTATCTCGATGGCTTGGATCGCGCACTCGGCGAGGCCATTGACCAGCGCGACCGCTACCACGAAGTAGCCGACGACCTGGCCGGCCACATCGCAGCCATCACTGGCGTGGATATCGGCGAACACAGCAGCGCCAACTGCCCGTGGCAGAACGCAATCGAGGCAGCCGAGGAGTACAAGCCCGCGCAGGCCGTGGACCTGGGGCAGTTGCAGCGGTTCGCCCCGCACCCTGAAAACCGCGCCTTCGGTTGGATGGAGGGAATGCGTGAGGAAGCCTCGGGAGACTGGCTGCACATTGACGACGTTCGCGCCCTGATCGACAGCCAGGCGGAGGTGCAATCGTGAGGATCGGTAAGCGCGAACGCGCAGTGCTGGAATGGATCGCGGACGGCGAGCCCCGCGTCCTTCATCGTGTCCCGGAGTGGGCCTGTGCTGGCTTCTTTTATGAAAGCCAGTTCCAGCGCCACTGCGAACGAATGGAAGCCAAGGGCCTACTGCGCTTCGAAAAGCGCCAGTTCATCCGTATCACCGAACTTGGCCTTTCGGAGCTGGACAAGATCGAGCAGCGAGAAGCGGCCCCAATCGACAGCCAGGCGGTGGCCAATGGCTGAGCCGACCTCATCCCTTAAGGCCCAGCTCCGCGATGTGCCGCTCCACAGCCACTATCGCCAACTGCATAGCGTCGCCCTTGTTACGGATCACGCCTTCAATGCGCAGCTCCACGGCGACGCCATCTACCTCAGCCGAGTACAGAAAAACGTCGTCGATGCGGCTGGTGACGGTCAGCAGGAATCTATGGCCCTGTATCACCCCTCGCATCGTTCGGCGGTAGCCACCGGTCTTCAT